AGGCGTAAAAGTTTGTGCCGATGCTGTGCCACCTGTTGTTGTGATAAATGACCATCTATCATAAGTGTAAGTATCCGTAGTGGTGCTACTAAAGTTTCTTTGATTGACATAGAAGTCACCGTTAATAATCTTATTCTTGCCAGCAGCCCAAGGCGCGCCAGCAGCAAGGTTAAGTGTTCCATTTGTGTCGTTAATATCCGAAGCGGAGAACACATCTCCGTTCGCGTAAGTAGTCTTTGTCGGGAATCCAACAGCCATTAGCACACCTCTTTCATAGGGTCAATTCTAGTACATAACATCGAGTAAAGGCTCCTGTGTGGCAATAGTTGTAGTCCATGTGTTAGGGGTGATGTTGTGAGCAATTCCCTGCACTTGGAGTTTCTTCTGAATAGTCGATCCACCAGGTTGCTCATTGGTGATATCTACTGTGTTAAAAAAGTCAAGGCTTAAAGCTGCTGTGACCCCTGCTGTGTAGTTCGGAGTCACTAAATCCAGAGTGATGGTTTCAATTCGGATAGAAGTTTCTTTACGCGAATCGACATAGGCAGTTGCTAGCGCTAGAGCGTTGGCATCCGTCTGCATGAGCATATCTGTAGCTGTAATGGATCGTGTGAAGTATTGAGCAATAGATGCGGCATCTGAGTAAGTCTGTGCTGTGCCGCCGATTCTGGTCACAGTTGCTTTGTTTACGATTGTTTTGTCATCGAGTGCAAAGGTGATTCCTGCGTAGTTGATGCCTGTGCCATTTTGGTTAAATACTGTAGGACTAGCAGCTTGGGCATCGTAGACAAATTGTCTGCCCTTAAACGTTGCCACGCCATTTTCATCAATGTAGAACGCGCCTTGTTCTGTGAACTCAGCAGTGTGTATTGCATCAAGGACTGTGCGAGTTGTGCCAGGATCTGCCACGCACGTTGTAGCACCTGTTCCAATGCTGGTAAAGGCTGGCGGCCATGCAATCATGGTAAGAATTGATTGAACGCGCTGTGCAGTTGTCTGCCCTGCTGTGCCGCCTGTAACTGTTGTGACGTTTGAGTTATACATCAACCGGAAAGCGTCATAGCAGATAAACGTGCAATAGCCTGTTTCTTGCCCTGTTGGGTAGGTATAGCGAAACTCAGTGATGTAGCCACCAAAGAGGCCATAGGTTACTCCGCCATAAATAGCAGATGCCTGTATCTTTCTAAGAGGCTGCAATAGGCCAAAATAGGGGCTAGAAGTGTTCTGTGGGTTGAAGTCACCATCTGGATCAACAACTCTGATAGTTGCCTGTCCTGACTCATATTTATCTTGCAGAAGGTTGCGCCCTCGACGTGTTGAGATATTAGTAGTCTGCGCAGAAACATCAACGATAACAGGAATGGCAGAAGCAAGCTCAGCAAAGCCTAACTGTGAAGTACCCAAGATAAACGGATTACCGAATGATGCTCCACCCGATAGATTTATTTTGACCGATATCGTTGCTGGTAATGCCATTATGCATAACTTGTCGAATAGTTAATTGGGATGCCAGAGGCCTGATTGTTGTAGATGGCATTAGTGACCATAGATACCAAGTCACGATCTGTAGTGACTGAACCTGCCACATTGATATTGACCACAGGCGCACCACCGCCGCCAGCCTGTCCTGCACCTGCTAGACCGCCATAGTTGTTCTGGCCTAGATTACTCATGCCGCTACCAAAGCCCTCATAACCGCCTGTAGGGGGCGTAAAAGATTGGAAACCCTGTGAGGTTGGTGTAACACCTATGCCCATTGCTCTTAATGTATCGCGCTCACCGAGAGCAAACTTGCCAAAGTTGAGCATTACATCTAATGCGCCAAACATGGCTTTGCCAAAGTTTTCCATAGCATCAGCAGCTAAGTTGGTTTTCATAATCTGACCTGCAAGGGCTGCGTTCTGGTCATGAATAGCAATAAGCGATTTCAATCTCATCTGTGTTTCGCTATCTGTTGCCTGATTCAAAGCTGCAAATAATCCAATGCGCTCTACGTCAAACTTCTTTTCCAATTCTTTCAGAGCTAGTTCATCGCCTGTAAGGGTTAGTTTGCGAGTCGTATTGTCATTGTCAATCTTCTTCAAATCGTTCTGTTTCTTTTGAAGTTTGATTGCATCCCTAGCGGCTTTATCAATAGCCATGCGCTCTGCTGGGGATTGGGCTGGAGTACCTGCGCTTCTGGCTTTAGTAGATGAACCTAATTGACCTAATAATCCAATGATGTTGTATTTAGAAACATCGGCAAACGCTCCAAAGACATCCTTGAGGATTGGCAATGATTTAAGTTTGGCTGTAAGAACTCCTATGCCATAGATGACATTACCAATCTGAGTGGCAAAACCTTCCATTGCTGTAGTCGCTCCGCCGATACCTTCTTCGCCAGCAATAAGCTGCATAGCATCAAGTAAGTCTTTACCAATAATCTCTTTAGCGTTCTCTGATGCAACTGCTAGGCGAGCCATTGATCCTGAATAACCTTCGGCAGCGGCTAACGCCTGACCAGAGAACTTCTTAGATAGTTCACTAGTAATTAAATCTAAATCGCCAGATGCGAGAGTGGCTTTAGATAAGCCTGCACCTAGACGGCTAAGAGCTGTGGTCTGACCACCATAAGCCTTTGCAAGCGCCATAGATACAGCGCCTAAATCTTTGCCTGTACCTGCTGCAATGTCTAGCGCTAAGGCTAAGCCATCTTGTGACTTCTTAACATCGCCTGTGGCTGTCAATAGGGTTCTAAACGCGGGCCTCAAATTGTCATCGAGGACACCTGTAGCGCGTTGTAAGTCTGCAATAAATTTTTCAACCTCGATGGAAGCAAAGGCATTGCCTGTGTTTGCTAAAGCTAAAGAAAGAGATCGTGCAGCCTTCTCATCAGCTGCAAATGCTTTAGCCGCATTCTTACCAAATGCCAAAACTTTAGAAGCAGCAAAGACTCCAAGTAGTTGCTTGCCTAACTTACCTACAGACTTCTCAAGCTTTTGTGTTGCTGTTTCTGCCTGCTTGAATGCTTTATTGCCGGTAAACTGGGCGGCAATATCAATTACTGGACCAGCCATTATCGCTTCCCTACTGTTGCATTAAACTTTTTACCTGCATTCTCAATGGCTCTTACAACAGCCTTTGTAGCGTTGCCCTTGTCATTTTCCCAAGCCTTATAAATTAAACGACCACGATCTTTACCTGAACCAGTTAGTGGCCCCATTGCTTGTGCAAAGTTAGGGCGTGATGATGGCTCTGTGCCTGGGGCTAAACGCCCTGCTGTTTCATAAATAGCACCTGCTGCTGAAAGGTTACGAATCTGCGCTAACGCCGTAAAGCCTCTGCGGTTAGGCTTTGATGGTGTTGTCTTATAACCAATACCGCGTTTAACAATAGATGCGTTAAACACAGGAAACTTGCCACCTTCACGCGCCCAGTTACTCAATGGCGAAACTGTAACAAATCCTCTAGCTTCTTTTACAACAGGCTTAAGGACATTAGCAATTTCCTTTTGTGTTTCTTTAGCTAAATCTGGAGCATAGTTTCGAAGTGCCTTGCGAAGTTCAACGGCGCCTTTGATGTTTACTGGCATTTTGTATCTCCTTCGCTTCATCCTGTAGAACCTTGATTAGGTTCTTTAGCATTACTTCATCTAGCTCTAATAATTGTTGTGGCGCGATCCCGAGTCTGACACTTAATTTAGCAATCAGATAGGTGATCGAGTCGCGCCCTAAGCCAAAGGGTCATCATCTAAGACCTCGACTGTTGTCAAGGTTTCAATGAATTGCTCTCCGAATGGCTTAACAGTTTCACCCGAACGGCGGATACATTCCCAGGCTAGCCAGAAGATATCGCTTTGCTTCTGGTCTTCAATGAACGCTTTGTGAAAGCCCTTCTTAGCGTAAATCTCAAAACCATACTGCACCAATGGAGTAATTGGATATTCTCCAACTGATCCATCTGCCCTTGTTACTTTTAACTTTGCCATGCTGTGCCCCTTTGTTTAGTTGTTTAGAAAGTGCCTGTTGTGGCTACTGCAATGGTTGAGTTTGCAGTAAATGTGATTGATTGTGTGCCAATATCGCCAACAGCACCATTGATGTCCGTTGTGTTATTGACTAGCAATGAAACTGTGTAGAGTGGGTTTGTAGCAGAAACTGCTGTTCCCTTTGTCTGTAGGAATACGCAAGTCACAGTTGTTCCCCATGCAGCCTGAAGCGTTGCTAGAACGTTTGCAGAAGCTGTGTCATTGAGGAAGTCGATTGTTACAGTAGATGCTTCCAAGCCCTTTACGAACTTGTGTGAGTTATCACCCATCGCTGTTACTTCGAGTTCATCGAATACGCGGTTGATTGTAACTGCTGTTACATGGTCACTAAGATCAACAGTGTTAATCTTAACGCCGACATTGTTATTTAGAAATACAGCCATTAGGATTATTCCTCGTCTTTCTTAGTAGATGCTGGCTTTGGTGCTGGTGTGCTAACCTGCCCGATTTTCTTCAGGAAGGCTTCGTTTTCTTGTTCCCATTCGGACATATTAACTCCAGGTGGTTAGAACGGATAGTGACATCTCACAGGTAAGCAAGTCACCAGATGCCGCGTTCAGAACGCTTGGCTGGCTTACTGCTCCCACATTATAGGTCAAGGTGGATGCTGCGAGTTTGTTGAACACGCCAACTAAGGCATCTTCAATTCCATTGAGGTTGCCTTCATTATCGAACAAAGGCACAGTGATGATTATCTTAAAATTAGCAGTTGGAGCAATCGTGTTGTGTTGATTGTTATTTGGCTCAAGATATGGATCAGAAGGCGAAACAATTACTGAGTTAGCCAAGACTGTTGCTGGAGGGAACGCGAATGTTTGCCACTTAGCGTTATCGACTAATGCTGTCGCAATCGTGGTTCTAAGAGTAGTGAGAGCAACTGGCATTATCCGACCATCGAACGCGGATCAAGTGCGTGAGCAATAAGTCCACGAACTCTAGCCAAAAGAGTGTTACCCATGCGATATGGGCTAGGAGTAAAGTCTGGCGATACGCCGCCGGATGAACTGGTCTGGCGTGATTGCCAAATATCGACTGAAATTAAAAGCGCAGCTTCTTGGACTGCTGAATCTGCTGTCCAGTCTGTGTAGGTTCTTGAAGCAACTGTTCCAAAAGGTGCAATAGCGTGTTTAGGTTGTACTGTGCTGTGATTTGTAGCCATGCTAATAAAGTAATCGCCAACGGCTGTAAGCACTTTGCTTCCATTATATGAAGAACCAGAATTAGCAATAGTTACAGTTTGACCAACATAAAAGATTTCTTTGACAGGCTCATTAAAATAGAGAGTTCCTGTGCCAACAATGTTGCCATGAGCTACTGTGAAGTAAGTAGGACTCCATAGCATAGGAAGAATGACGGCATCAGCTGCATCGCAAGTTTGTTGAAGGGTGGCATCAGCGTATAGCGAGCCAACACCTAGTGCTGAGCGAAGTTCTGCAACTGTGCAAAGTGACATTCCATATCCTTTCTAAAGACTGGGAGTGGAGCAAGGGCTGCGCCCCACTCCCAGCGACTTAGGGTGTTACTTATGCCTTGTTGTTCTTGAACGCACCAGCAGCAACCTTAGTTGCGATTGCACCGAAGCCGTAGTAACCGATAGTTACTTGACCTGCTGCTGTTGATTCTGCACGTAGGCGATATGTTGGTGACTCATACCATGTGTAAGCATCTGGATTAACGACGAGGATTGTTCCATCGCCATCTCCGCCGTTTGTTGGATCAACGTATAGGTTGAGTCCTGCAACGTTACCTGTGAGTGATGTAGGCGCTACTTGACCGCCTGCGTTCATTGGCTGTGATGCTGTGTAGATTGGGCGACCTGAATCGTTAAGTGACATGATGTTTGACCATTGTCCTGTTGATACGATCATGTTACGAGCGAATGGATTTGGAA